CAATACAGGTTTTCGAACTGCCAACGTTCGAGCAAGTGGGCGAATGGCATCACAACATGACTCCTATGAACCAGCAGGTGAGGATACTGCAGGGCATAAACAAGCACATACATGACACAATAATGGAACAGGATTCCACTGCCACACCACAGATATTCTACTCGATGGAGAATAACTCCATAGGGGAGGCCGCGCTGATGCGTGTGATGGACATAGGTGAGGAGAACATCATGGGAATGTTCCTAAGTGAACCCATAAGGAAGGGACACAGGCGTAAGTTCAGGAGGGGTTTCAACACCACAGCCAAGCACAAAATAGATGCCTGCACCAAATTCAAGGAGTTGATAGAGAACGACAAGATGAAGATCAACTCACAACTGCTGATATCAGAACTCAAGGACTTCGTGGCCACGGGAATGAGCTACAAGGCCAAACCCGGACAGCACGATGACCTAGTCAGTGCGTGTCTGTTGATGACGCGTATGATGAAGACGTTGGCGGACTTCGACCCCAAGATCTTCGAGAAGTGGACCAACAGGACCTCGGAATTCACCGCCCCGATGCCCATATTTGGATCGTTCACGGGATAATAAATACACTACATGAACCCTAAAAACTCACAGGACCTATTCAACAAGATCAGATCTCAGTTCGCCAACATCAGACTGGGCGATGAGAACGGCGCCGCAACAGCAGATCCACAGGGCGCTGTGTTCTTTGAGTTCGAATTCGCCGAGGATGCTGACACGTTTGGAAGCGTGAGTATAAGCCTAGCGGACGGTGAGAGCATGAAGGTGTACTACAACAGGGATCTAGTGAGCAAGATTGACGAAGACAGCAGGGATGAATGGTATGCTTTTCTTAAGGAATTAAAGGACTTCGCGGTGGAGCACCAACTGGGTTTTGACGTGAGAGATATAACCAAAAACAACCTAACGAAGCAGGATTATGAAAATCTAGCAGATACGAACAAAACGGTAAATACTGGCGAGATGTCAGAAGAACTAGCAAGAATCACTAAATTAGCGGGTGTTGAGAAGGCACCGGTCGCAGAAGGCCTAACAGGCACTTCCAAGAGTTCATTCGAGAACCTAGAGAAAACAAAGTTGATAATCAGGCACAAGGGCAAAGTTGACGAGACAGTACCAGGAGCGAGATCAAGACAGATACAATCACTGTACATAGAGAACGAAGACGGCGAGAGATTCAAATATCCACTGACACACCTAGCAGGCGCGAGAGCCATGCAGAGACACGTGGCCAATGGCGGCAGACCACACGATGAGTTCGGACAACACATCATACAGACTTCAGAGGACATAGCGAAACTGAACTCATTCTCGAGATATGTCACCAACAAAGATCAACTTAATGACAACGCGGGCGACATCATCGAACAGACAAAAATGAAACTAGAAAACTTGAGAGGCTACATGAAGAACCTATCAAAACAATCTCACTACGAAGCCGCATCAAAAGATTTCAAAACCGCAGAAGAACAGATACTAGATGATGAAACAGTAAACAAACTGAGAGAGAAATTCACCATGAAGAACCTAGACAACAGAGTCGAAGACGCACTACCGATAATCAACAAGATCATGAGTGAACTGGAGGCAACGAAACAAGAACCAGTGAACGAACTAGACCCGGGCGATGAGCCAATCGACGCACCCATACAACCACCAGTAGACCATGGTGCGATAGTGCAGTCATTCCTGACAGACCCAGACAGCAAACTGGTGTTGAGGAAAGACGACACAGCGGACAAGATGCTTTCAAGAACAAAATTCACAAACAAGAACACCATGTTGAGCTCGATACTGTCTGACATAGCAAGTAGATTACTGACCAAGACTGGAGAGGAAGACAGGGTGGCCAACTTCGCAAGTAGAGTGGCGGACGAGATGGAACAGGAGAATTCTTCAACATTCAAACCAACGCCGGACTACATCAAAAACAAGAAGATAGCGGTACAACTGGCCAAGAGATACATCGACGACTACAAGAAGATGCAGTCTGATCCAGAATTCAAAGATCAAGTTAGAATGGATCCAGAAGCATTCAATCCTAAAAAACATCCTAAACTAGACAAAAGGGCGAGAGGCGAAGCACAGGAATTTGAAGCATGGGCTGAGTCAGTGGCAAACGAATATGCCAAGGAGCCAAAGGACGCCGAAGACAGGGAAGCGAAACTGAAGGCCATACAGGACATACAGACGGATCCCAACACAGCAAAGGATCCTGAACTTATGAAGATGGCTGTACAAAGGAAAAAAGAATTAATGAAAGAACCAGTTGCGTCAGAGGACGCGGGTGAGAAAATCGCCAACATGGCACAGAACATGACACGCGACGAATTCATGAGCCACGCTGACGAACTGGGACTAACACCAGAGGAAGCCGCTGAGCACTACGAGAAGATGTCAGGTGGAGCACACGCTGGCAAGTTCGAGGGCAATCAATTCGCACAGGCAGTGAACAAGGCCAAGGCCGCAGGCATGAAATCAGGCGACAAGTTCAAGGTTGGCGACAAGGAATACACGCTAAAAGACGCCATTGAATTAGCAGGACTTGATCTGAACGAGTTCTATTCAGAGGACGAACTTGCTACAGAGCAACAGATCGAAAGAATCAAAGAACTCTCAATTTACCAATAATTTTTTTTCCAATAAAATAAAAATATTAAGTACAGCATATGTACGAAAAAGTCAAATGGCTACATGCTGAACCAACCACAAGATGCAACGCATGGTGTTCGTCCTGTCCCAGAAACAATTATGGTTATGGACTAACAGAGTTCAAACTACAAGATTTAGATCCATTTAGACTACAAAAAGTAATCAACGAGTTACCAAATCTACACACTATTCAATTTTGTGGGAATTTAGGAGATCCATGTGCAAGTAAATTGATAGACAAACAATTAGATATTGTAAAAAATAGTGGACTCCAATTACAAATACACACAAACGGCAGTTTGCGTTCTACTAAATGGTGGCAACAGTTGGCTGAAAAGTTCAAAAATAAATTAGAAGTATGGTTTGCTATCGACGGATTGGAAGATACTCATAAGATTTATAGACAAGCGACAGATTGGAACAAAATAATAGCAAATGCCAGCTCTTTCATAAATGCTGGTGGTATTGCCGTCTGGCAATTCATACCATTCGCACACAACGAACATCAAATAAAAGAATGTTTACAATTATCAACAAAATTGGGTTTTAAAGAATTTAAATTTGTAAAGGAGGCTAGATATACAAAAAAGTCCTTTCACTACAAATCAGGAAAACCTTTAGATATCCGACCATGGAGTAGGCACGATTTACAATGGATGAAAAAAGCTAAGATACTAAACAAGATAACCGGTGATAAAACACAAAAAAAAATAGTTGAGAAGAGAAATTGTATGCATCTTGCTTTACCTAGTTTATTTTTGAATGCATCAGGAGTCGTTTCACCTTGTTGCTATTTTGGTCAAAAACCCTTTGTAGAGGGACAGATAGAATATTCTATACAAACAAAGAATTACATTGACACTTGTTTAAGCAACTGTGGAAGTTAAAAACACACACTTTACCAATAATACTAGTAGACATTAGATAAATAACACTGTATATTATTCAGTATATGTCTAATATACATTTAGGCAAACAACAAACATAGGCACAATAAAGGAGGCTTACATTATGGCATCATTGGCTGAAATAAGAGCGAAGTTGAAATCTCAAGAAGTGAATCGCTCCACTTCATCAAACACAGGCGGAGACAACGCCATCTACCCACACTGGAACATAGCGGAAGGATCAGAAGCAGTGGTCAGATTCCTACCAGACAAGGACACCAACAACACGTTCTTCTGGATAGAGAGGAACATGATCAAACTGCCATTCGCTGGTATCAAGGGTCAGACAGATTCAAGACCGGTCACCGTACAGGTACCGTGCATGGAGATGTATGGCAAGACCTGTCCAGTACTGACGGAAGTCAGACCGTGGTTCAAAGACAAGAGCATGGAGGACATGGGTAGGAAATATTGGAAGAAGAAGAGTTACATCTTCCAGGGATTCGTCACAACCAATCCGTTATCAGATGACACGACGCCTGAGAACCCGATCAGGAGATTCATCATCGGACCTCAGATCTTCAACATAATCAGAGGGGCACTGATGGATCCAGAGATGGAAGAAATGCCAACTGACTACGTGAAGGGCGTGGACTTCAGGATAACCAAGACCACAAAAGGTGGTTACGCTGATTACTCAACATCAAAATGGTCTAGAAGGGAAAGAGCCCTGGACGAGGCAGAGAGAGCCGCGATCGACACACACGGGTTACACAACCTAGGCGACTTCAGACCAAAGGAACCAACAGAAGCGGAAGTGAAAATAATCAAAGAGTTATTTGAGAAATCTGTGGAAGGTGAGGCCTATGATCTTGAGCAGTACGGACAGTACTTCAGACCAGCGGGCGTGTCTTACCAAGGTAATTCACAGGTATCTGTACCAACAGCGGACAGACCAGTGGCGACAGAGAGAACATCGGACGTTCCAAACTCCGAGGTCAGACCTGCTGTGACTGAATCTGCACCAGCACCACAACCTGAGGCGGCACCAGCGATGGCGGCACCCGCGGGTGACAGTGCCAAGAGGGCGGAAGACATCCTCAAGTTGATCAGATCAAGACAAGCAAAATAATCTGACATTTACCAAGGCCCTGATATTGACTATCTGGGCCTTGTGTAGTAATATAACAACATGAACAATATTAAGAAAGCGATCGAATGGATCTTGTACAAGCAGGTACCCGCATGGATACTGGTTGTGTTGGTGATCATTTGGATCTTACTATAGGACTAAAGCAATGACAAAAGTGTTTGACGCAACAAAATTTAGAAAGAGTATTACAAAGTCTATACAAGGACTGGGCATAGGTTTCAGTGATCCCACAGACTGGATATCAACAGGAAACTACGCTCTTAACTATTTGATGACTAGTGATTTCAATAAGGGCATACCACTAGGCAAGGTTACCGTCCTTGCGGGAGAGTCTGGTGCAGGCAAGAGTTACATAGCATCAGGAAACATAATCAAGAACGCACAGGAGCAGGGCATCTTCGTGGTGTTGATCGACACAGAGAACGCACTGGATGAGAAATGGTTACAGGCGTTGAACGTGGACACATCAGAGGAGAAACTGTTGAAGTTGAGTCTCTCAATGGTGGACGACGTGGCCAAGACCGTTTCAGAGTTTATGAAATCATACAAGGACGAACACGCCGACAACAAAGAAAACGCACCAAAGGTGTTATTCGTGATAGACAGTTTAGGCATGTTGTTGACCCCAACGGATGTCAATCAGTTTGAAGCAGGTGAGATGAAGGGAGACCTAGGTAGGAAACCCAAAGCACTGACGGCACTGGTGAGGAACTGTGTAAACATGTTTGGAAGTTGGAATGTTGGACTTATAGCAACCAACCACACATACGCATCACAGGACATGTTTGACCCGGACGACAAGATATCAGGTGGTCAGGGATTCATCTATGCCAGCTCGATAGTGATAGCAATGAAGAAACTGAAATTGAAGGAAGATGAAGCGGGCAACAAGGTATCGGACGTGAGGGGTATCAGGGCGGCCTGTAAGGTTATGAAGACACGTTATGCCAAACCATTTGAATCCGTGCAGGTTAAAATACCATATGACACGGGCATGGATCCCTACAGTGGACTGGTAGACCTGTTTGAAAAGAAGGGTGTGCTGGTGCAGACCGGAAACAGACTGAAATACGTTGATTCCAAAGGCAAAGAACACATAGACTTCAGGAAAGCATGGACAGGTGATAAATTAGATATGCTGATGGCAGATTGGCGAGAAAAGGAAATCGCAGAGGAGAAAGCAGATCAGGCCAAGGCCAAAGCAAAAACTAAAAAAACAGAAACAACCGAAGAGGAAACGGAAGAATAGATGATTGATTTCACACACGAAGACATCGAACGTTTATGGAACTCCATATCACACTACGTACCTGAGAGATCCAGACTGGACGCGGCCATCGACTTCATCAAGAGCCTTGACGACATAGGCATCGAGCACGACGAAATAAAAGCATCTGGTGAATTTGACTCAAAACTGGAAGAAGCGATCAATACGGTGTTCGATGAAGAGGAAGACATAGACGAATCATACGACGACGGCTACAGCGAGGACTGATGATCAATTGGTACAGTGAAGTAAGCAGGAGTTTGGCAAAGATACCTGATTGCGTGGCGTACTTTGACAAAGAACTTCTAGAGGCCAGAAAGCAGTGCAAGATATACGGCAACCTGGAACGAGCATCCGCGGCATTGCCAGGCATAGTGGAGGAGAGGTTCAGCCAACTACAACAGTTGGAGGCCATACTGGAATACCTGAACATAGAACTGAGAAGACTGAGATCAAAGACATTCAGGAAGTTCCTGGAGAACTACAACAGGGCATTATCGAGCAGAGACGCTGAGAAGTACGTGGACGGTGAGGATGATGTGGTGGACCTGACCAAGATAGTGAACGACTTCGCACTGCTGAGGAATCAATGGCTGGGCATTACCAAAGGACTGGATCAGAAGCAATGGCAGATCACAAACATTGTTAAACTAAGGGTAGCAGGAATGGAAGATGCTGACATTAAGTAGACACGATCTTATTTCATTCCTACCTAAAAATTCACATGTAATAGAAATAGGAGTTGACAACGGCGACTTTTCAAAACACATTTTAAAAAAATCAAATCCAAAAAAGTTATTTCTTATTGATCCGTGGATCGAAATGCTCGACATCCAAAACATAAATCAAAATCATAGTAAAAAATATGACACGGTAAAAGAAATGTTTTCTAAAGATCCCCGCGTAGTAATTTTAAAAAAATCAAGCAGTGAGGCGTTGAATGACATCGATGATGGATCAATAGATTGGATTTACATTGATGGTGACCACAAATACGAATCTTGCCTTGCTGATCTACAAAATTACGCAGATAAAATAAAAGACGACGGATACATCTGTGGACACGATTGGGTAACAAGACCAAAAAAAGGGTTTGGGGTGAATCAAGCGGTTGAAGATTTTATAAAAGAATCCGGTTTTATTTTGTGTGGGTTAACCAATGAAGAAAATTTTAAATCCTACGTCATAGCAAAAAATAAATCAGCAAAGGAAAGATTTTTTAATGACCTCAAATAGAATAATCCTAACAGACGTAGATGGTGTGCTGTTGGAATGGGAACACCATTTCACAAAATGGATGTTGCAGAAATCATATTTTGACGATCGCGGCAACCGATACTATCCACACAAACTACTGCCCGACAAACAGAACACATACGAGATGGCGGAAAGGTTTGGCGTGACCAAAGACCAGATCAGAGCACTGATCAGGGAGTTCAACAGGAGTGCATGGATGGGCACACAGAGGCCCATGTTGGAATCACAGACCTGGGTCAAGTTGTTGTCTGCGGAGGGATGGACATTCATACCCATAACATCACAGACGTCAGACATACCAGCACAGCAGTTGCGTAAGAGAAGACTGGGAGAACTGTTTGGAGATCACGTGTTCACAAATTACCATATACTGGGCACGGGCGCCGACAAAGATTCAGCATTAGCCGAATTCCATGATACCGGGCTGTATTGGGTCGAGGACAAGCCAAACAACGCTGTAGCCGGGCTCAAATACGGTTTAAAGCCCATATTAATCGACCACCCATACAACA